GGTCTGTGATTAACTTTGTACTAGGACTCGCTCTTACAATATGGGTGTATATGTTCTTACTTTCATTTACTGTATTGTGAAGAAGAACCTAGTACAGACAGACAAAACATCCGAGCTTTATCAGCAGTTACGTAGGGATAAGGCTCGACATCGAGAGGTCAAGAATACAACAGCACGTAGACCTTTCTGGAAAAGAGACTGGAGGAAGTAATGAGTGAGGAAAGAAGAATATTCGGGAGTGTATACACCTTTGAACAGGTATTAGAAAGGTTGTTATTGACTGATGAAGAGTTGTTACTTTGTAAGCAACACAGAGAATACGCTGAGAAGCTAGATGATATGCTAGACGCTAGAGATTTTAGAATGGACGTTAACTCTATAGGTGACTTAGTAGAGAAGCCAACAGACCTTTGGGGTATACATACTAAAGAGAAAGAACAGAACCTAAAAGCGTACCACGAGAGGCTTAAACAGTGGGACTAAACAGAAGATGGAAAGGTAAGACAAGAGGTGCTGACTCTAAATGGGAAGGTAAGCTAAAGGACGGGGTACTTAGTAGGTGTGAACACCACCCTACTAGAATACCTTACATAGTTGATCACAACTACACACCAGACTTTAAGTACAAAGACATCTTGATTGAATCTAAAGGTAGGTTCATGGACTCTACAGAAGCTTCTAAGTATAAGTGGATTCGTAAGAACTTAGCTAAGAACGTAGAGTTGGTGTTCTTGTTTATGAAACCTAACCTACCTATGCCTCACGCTAAGAAACGTAAAGATGGCACTAGGCGTACCCATAGTGAATGGGCTGAGAAGAATAACTTCAGGTGGTACACAGAAGAAACCATTAAAGACTTGCTAAAGGAGCAGAAGAAACTACGCTAATGAAGTAACTTACTAGGAGACACGGCTGTGGATACACTGTAGCCGTCCTCCTCATATTCTTTCATAGCGGTATATAAAGCAAGGTAACTAAGGGCTAGAGACTTCTCACTGAGTGTTAGTTCTTCAGTCTCCAACATCTCAAACCAATAAGACGCAACAGCGTCAATCTCACTGTTAGGTACTTCGTAATAATCTTCCATTTATTCTCCACTTAATAATCCAGCAATTCTAACCGCTGACTGCTCTCTTCTATTCATATGTGGTGTACCCGGTCTTTCAAAATACTCAGAAAAAGTCTTTGCAATCTCTTTATGTGTACCAGTCTCAAAAGAATTACGTAACGCTTCCCTAGCTTCTCCTCCGAGGTCAATAGGACCAGTGTATATTTGAACCCTGTCACTTTCGTCACCTTCTCTAGAAATCTGAGTATGTCTAGCAGTTGGACCTTCCTCGGTTTTGAATAAACCTGTAGGTACACTCCTGTCGTTGTATATACTTTCAGCTACAAATTGTATTTGTGACTCAGCACTATCGTCTTCTTTGGTATCTTCTAACCACTTATGGTAAGCTTCTTTTTGGAAGTCGAACTGGAAAAGACCGTAACCGTTACCACCGCCTTTCTGTTGTTGTTGGAAGTCAAACGTACCTCCAGTTTCTACGTCGATGTTAGCAAGGATACCAGCCAACGCTCTTTCTGGGAAGTATCTACGTAATATTACCGCTATATCTGTAGGTGTGGACATTATTTAGTTACCTTTAGTTTCCTAAGTTCTTCTAAGTAGGCTGTTCTAACCTCTGGGTTTTCTAGAAGTCTTTCCCGTTCTGTTTGAGCTATTATAGGTTCTTTGACACCACCATATACTAATGTGGGGTAAATCTCACCTAGAGTATCCATTAATTTCTTAACCGCTGTGGGGGTGTTTAGCTTAATACCTAAGTCATCTGAAAGTTTAGCAACCTTAGATATAGCATCTTTAGAGAGTAGTAGATCTCCTATAACAGTATCTGTACTTACTTTAGAACCCGCATCACGCATCCTAGATAATATTCTAATAACCTTCATAGGGGTACTGGAGATTCTATCACGAACTTGTGAAGAAACGTAAGGAATATCCAAGCCGGGTAAATGTTTACTTATGGTTTGTAAGTCAGAATGGGTAACAGTAGCACCTAGATGTGCTATTGTGTTTGAAGACCTAGTTACGGCATCAGCAAACTTCATTGACTTTTCAAGGTCTTTAATATAAGTAGCACCAAAAAGCCTGATAACGGATTCTTTTCTTTCAGGGTCGTTAAGGTACTTCGTAGCTCCTGCTGAGTTCTTCTGAGCCATAGCAATAACCTGCCTACGTACCGCCTGTAAAACATGCTCTTGTATTTTAGGCGGTAATACTTTTACCTGTCCCATAAACGTGTTTAGTTTAGAAATGTCTCCACCCATTATAGATGAGGCAAGGTCTTTATAACTTGGTGTATCTAGACCAGACTTAGTGAGAAAATGAGCAGCTATTTTAGTACCCTCATCAGCCACTGCTAAGTCCAACTCTTTTATCTTTGTTTGTAAAGAACCGTGATTAACAATAACACCTTTAAGTTCTTGTTCTAAACCATCTATTTTATTTATAACGTGCTTATCTTTCTTCATTGCACGTTTTAGTGATACTATATCCAACCTACCGTCTTTAACATGGTCTTTATTAATCTTAGCCAAATAAGCATTACGAGCAATCTCAGCACCTTCTTTACCTGTAACATTTAAGAAGTCATCCAAAGCTGTTTCGTTCTTTAAAATAACAGGAGATATTTCATCAGCATACTTTTTAGCGTTAATTTCCTTAATACCTTGCGTGTTATAAGGAATACCAAGTCTTTCGTAGAATATCTTATCTAAGGCATCTAGTTGGGCGCTATACTTTCCGGGAATACTATTACGAGCATTACGAACAACGTCATCAAGCTCCTCTATCAACCTCTTCTCTGTTTGTGATAGTGGTTTACGTTTAAGCTCATTTATTGCTCTTTTTAATGAATCTACCTGTTTAAAGGACAAAGCAGGATATTTTACAATTGGTTTACCTGTTGTAGGGTTAACAATAACATTCCCTGTATTAAGGTCTTTAAGTTGTTTTGGTTTAAAACTTAAAATAATCTTATCTAATTTAGTTCCTTTACCGAAGACATCGTCTAATTTATTATTCACAACGAACTTATATATTGAATTGACAGCCTCTCCGGGCATTACGACACCTGCTGTTGTTGCTTCATTAATAAGATTAGTATACATAGGAGACATTTCTTGCCTAACTAGCTTTTCTCTCTTCTCTACTAACTTTAGAATAGCCGTTCCTTGTTGTTCTGGTGTCATTCTCGGCTCAAGACCAAGAGTAAGGTTTTCTAACTCTTCATCTAATTTTTGTCTTTGTTGTTTTATGACCTCTTGACGAGCTGATATAGAAGCTGTAACACCTATTGTCTCTGGAAGAGAAGCGTACCTAGTTCCAAATATCTCATCTAGTTTATTATTAAGGTTTCTCGTTACTTCAGCAAGCTCCGACTCAATTTTTCTTCTGAAGTCGGGGTCTCTCTTAGCAAGGCTTGTAACACGTGAAGCCATTGCTGGATTATTTGATAAAGCCACCAACAAGGGGGCGTTTTCTTTGCTTACCCACTGGCTAATTTTATTAAACTCTTCAATAATTTTAGGTAGTTCCTTTACGCCTTCTTCTTTAGCAACAACAGTAAGGAAGTTCTTAACAGCTGATTGGTTTAAAGCACTCACTCCTGTGTCTATATTTGCCTTTAGTTTGTCAATCTTATCAGCAATTACTTTTGGTTTAACAACGGCTGTTGCTATGTTTGTAATAGCAGCTTGTGTTGGCAATGTAGCTGTACCACCACCTACTGCTGCAGTCAGAGAGCCTAAAAACTCACCAACGCCTGATTCAGTACCAAATAAAGCCTTTTCAGTCTTTTTACCAACTTCACCACCTGCCGGGGCAAGCAAGCCAGCAGTAAAAGAACCAACCTCTCTACCTATTATAGATGCTGCTTTCATCGGTCCTAAAAACAAAGAGGCGGGGTCTGCTGCAAAACGAACACCCATACCTACAGACTTTTGACCAAAACTTGATGGTTGCATCTGTAAATCCGCACCTGTAAAACCGGCTAATACTTCTTGCTCTTTTCCTAGATTGGTGATAAAATCACCACCTATACTCTTAAACATTTTTGATGTTATAGGGTTGTATGAATAACTGCCTTCTTCATCCTGTGTAAGACCATAAGATTCTGCCTTGAATAAAACAGAGGGGTCTTCAATTAAATACTTTACAGGGTCAATAATAAAAGTATCTAGAACAGCCTCTCCTAATGCCAGAGTATCTCCCACACCTTTCTTAGCTTCATTCCATAAGAACGTATCCCACTCTGTTTCCGTCTGAGGAGGTAATGGTTCATCACTTCCTAGTAATAATAACTCCTCGTCAGACAGTCCTGATAATAAGGCTTGCCCTTCTGAGATAGTTGTTGGCTGTAAAGCCAATAATTCTTCATCAGATAACTCTGAAAGATTTATATTATTTACCATAGGTTTCCTTATATGAGACCACGTCTACGTCTTTCCGCGTCTATGTCTTCTTGCGTGTAACCACCGCCTGATGTGTCGGCTGGAACACTGAACATATCATTTAAAATCTCATCTGTAACACCTTGGGCGTGTTTCCACGTTTCCTTTAAACGAGCCTGTTCTAGCTTCTGTCTTTCTACAATAACTTCTCTCATAGCGGAAATAAGTGTCTTCTTTTCCTCTACTGTTTCAGCTGCCTCCTTACCTAAGAAGAATCTACTAACAGTGTCTACAATTCGTGTAGGTAAATTACCAACTCTAAGCACTCTCTTAACCTCAACCTCACTTAGTTGAGTATCGCCTGACAATGTTGCTAACATCTTGTCCAGCTGTGGCTGGGCTGCTGGGTTACCAACTTCTAATTGATTTACGAAAGATAAGCCCCTGTCTATTTGTCCAAGAGAATCATTCAAAGGTTTTAAACTTTTATTATAAGCACTATTTATAGCTGTTACAACAGAAGGTGCGAGACCTTCCTGTGCCTTAGTAACACCTGCTGCAGCGATGGCTTCTTTACCTTGTCCCAGCCATTCTAAGAACTTATCATTTCCCTCAACTTCCCCAAATTCCTTTATAAACTCTTGACGTTTATTCTCTTTAGCAATCTTTTCGGAGTCAGGTGTTTTAATAGAAACTGTAGGTGGCTTATCTCTTTCAGCCTGTAAAGATTCTCTTTCTGCCTGAGTAGACAAACTATCAAATACATTCTTAGCTTCTGCAGCATCATCAGTAGCACCAATAGCTTGAAACTTAAGCATAGCATCTTGTATAGTAGCTAA